TCTCAGTTTCTGTAACTAATAACCAAGCGGCTACAAACGCTACAAATCAATCGGTAACTATTACAGGAAGTATTGATAATACGTCTTTAACAACTGCACAATTAGCAAGTCACGTTCATACAATGTGTGGTAGTCCTATATTTCAGAATTCAAACGGTCAAAATCCTTCATACTCAGTTGTATGTGTTTGTGGTGTTGGTAGCAACCCCAATCCAAACCAAGGAAGAAAACAATGTACTACATACAATTCACAACTTATTACAAACGCTGGATCAGGTACTGGTCACAATCACTCGCATACTTTATCGGGAACATTAACGGGTAATATTACAACAAGTTTAACTGGATCTGTTACAGCAGCAGGTACAAATTCATTTTCACCTTTTGTGGTGGTTAACTATATTATAAAGCATTAGGAGATATTGATGGCAACAGAAATAGTAATTATTAACAAAGACAACATACTCGTAGATAATTCTTTTCATATTGATTGGGCAGACAAAGGTAAAAATTGGGTAGACGCTTGGTGTCCAAATACAATTCATTGTGTTATTTGGAACAATTTACCTGGTCAAAATGAAATACAAAACAAAAATGCTTCTACTGGAGCAATGACAGGAAATACTAATTTAAATGCTACAAGTGACGCTGTTGGATCAACAACAATAGCTGCTTTACTTACTTGGGCAGAAATAAGAAAAGGTCAAATTGAAGAAGCTCAAGCAACTTGGGATGGAGTAATTGCTGATGATCAAGCTAATGGCACAAATAATGCTGCAGGGAAAACTTGGATAGATTACGATTCCAATTACTCATAAAAAAATACCTCTAATCTGTAAAACTTTTCTTTTAACAGGTCCTGTTACAGGGCACACTTTATGCTGTATATTATTTTTAACAGCTAATAATGAATTAGGATAAGGATAGGTTGCCAAAGGTAATCCTCTTCCTGTATCAATTAAAGTTTCACCACCCCAATTATTATTCCAAGAATCGTGAATATAAAAAGAATAATTTAAAGTGTAGTTGCCATCATCATGCCAATTAATGCCTGAGAACTTATCATATTCGTAATAATTAAAATTGATTAAAGAATTAAATTGATAAGGTATAAAAGGACAATCTTTTAATATCTGTATTAATTTTTCAAATAATGGATCTATACATTTTTTTAATTCACCTTTTTCATATTCAAGAATATTAGATTTTGTTTGAATAACTTTGTTCATTGTTATTTTATTGTCTTGTTTAAATAAATTTTTATCCCAATCTTCGTGAGAATTTTTTAAATCTAAATTAGAAAAATTAAAATTTGATATTTTTTGAAAATATTCTCTATCTAAAAATTCTCCAATTGAAATTGCACAATCATCAATGTTTGCAATTACATGCATTATTTAAAACTTTTTTTATTCCAAAACATAGTTTTGTATCTATCAAGCCATTTGCTTTGTAACAAATTCATAGTTTTGGAGTGTAATTTTTCATGGTAAAAGCCCGCCCACATTTTCCATGATTCTCGTTTAAAAGGAATTACTTGAACCATAGGTTCTCCTTTTTTAATTAAAAACTGTTTATCTCTTTTATGTAGAATAAAAGGAAAATTTATAAGATTAATATAAGTATCTGTATCTACAATACCTGATATAACACTAAATCTTTCTTCTATTCTATTCATGGGTTTTATAAATAAACAGCTATACCCTGGCGGTGTTTTAATTAACCATTTATTGTGAAACTTACCTGCATTTTTCCCTGCTAAATTTTTCCATGCAGGAGGTAATTGCCAATTTTCATGATAACTAGAATCTCTTGGTTCTCTGTTTGCTGGGCTAATACTGAAATCATTTTCTACTGGATCAATAACATATTCTTGATCAAAAGGTATGATATAGCCAGCAGTCATTGAATCTAAAAAAGGTATACATGTTTTAATAGTTGGAGTGTGAATATTATTATTAGTGAGTCGTTCTAATTTTTTATAGTCATCGGGAATAAATCTTGAAGCTGGTTTAGGATGTGGCCATACATCAAGCATATCTCTATTAGTTGCACAAAATGTAATTTTTTTATTCATGTTTTTGTATAAAATTAAAAGACATTGATCTTCTAACTTCTCCTTTTATTTTTGTTTTAAATGGCATAACACAGTGTTGATGCCTAGCTTCAAAAATATAAAAATGTCCTACTTCAGGTTCCATCCACGTCATGTTTGTACCATTAACATCAGTAAAACCCAATTGACCATCTTTAAATTTATGAGGATCTTTCGCATCATTTATAAATTCTGGAACTTTTAAAAACAAAACGGTAGACCAACCAGTGTTATCATGATGAGTATGAGGGGGATTATATTCTCCTTCTTTCATATCATTTATCCAACAACTTAAAATTTCTAATTCTTTTGTACCTTTAAACAAATTAATTTTATCTAATGTTTCAATGTAATCATTCATGCAATCCACTATATTTTTAGCTATTTTAGTTTCACCAATTAAATGTGTAAATTCTAATTCTGAATCAAGTCTACCTGCTAATCTTGGACCAAAAGAACCTAATTGTTTTTTCTGTTCTTCATATTTATTGTTTAAATCATCTATAGCATCCAAAGGCATATCATATCTTTTAACCACTCTTCCAAACATTGATGTGGCTGCTGGTAAATTACTCATCGTCCTCTTGCTTCCATCTTACCCAAAATTGAATACTGAATCTTTGTTCTAAAAAAGCAACATCTTTATTATCATTAGAGTGTAAAGGAGTAATTGCATGAGGTATATAGGATGGAAAAACTACCATAAAATTATTTTTATTTTTAACTTCAATAATTTTTCCATTTTCCATAAACATCATATTACCTCCATTTAATCTATCACTTTTGTTTAAAATTAAATTAAATGTAAATAAATTATTTTTAGAACAATCAGTGTGCCAATTATAATAACCGTCATTATTATAAGATATTACGTGAGTATCCCATGCTAAATCTCTTGTTCTTATACCTTGAAGAGTTATAAAATTATACATAGGACAACCATTTTTTTCTACGTAAGAAGAAAAACCTTGGTGTAAAAACCAATTAATTAATTTTTTTATATTTGCATCATGTTCTGTATTATCTTTAAAATGAATCCAATAATCTAAAGCTTCGCAGTCAACGTTATGTGCTTTTCCTTCAACTGTATGGTTTTGTTTAGTGCTTCTATGAGTCCAATTTGGTGTATCAAATCTACCTCTACTATTTAAAAAATCCGTGTAAAGATTTTCTATTAAACCTTTAGGTAAATAATCTTCACAAGCAATAATACTACTAGATAAATTGTAAAAATTCATTCTTTTCCCTGCTCCTTTCATACCATGAATTTGTTGTCAAGAAAACAATTATAAAAAGATTACTTGATAATAATGACAGACGTGTTTAAATTAGATCTCACCCAAAAATTACAAATCAAGGAGATATTATGGAAAATCAAGAAGTATTGAAGGCTATAGCTACCCTTGCTGATAAGGTGAGCAGATACCACGAACGTTTATTAGCAGTGGAAAGAGAAAACGAAAGATTACAGAAAGAATTATTAGAACACAAAAAAGGTCCTCATATACATACAATTCAAGGTAAGCCACATAACTCCGATGCTACCGTTATGGTAACTGGGTTAGACTCTGAAATGGAATGTGAAGCTTGTAGCGCCTAATTATTCAGGCGTTTCACCTAACATGTCTGCTAAAGAAGGAGCAAATACTTTTACGTCTCTTCTTATTTTTTCGGCTGTTGTAGATGTCCCTGGATTATCAACATCAGCTTGAGCTGCAGCTTCTGATTCATACTCTGCACCCGTGTCTACATGAGTAATTGTTGTTTCAGTTTTTACTTTATAATGCGGAATTTTTCTTCCATCTTCAGTCGTAATATGACCTAATAATTCAGCAGGTTCAACTATCGGCATCTTCTTTTCTCCAATTTATATTAAAACTAATAATAACTCTGTCCTCATTAGAATTATTTGTTTGTACTTCATGTTGTAACCAAGATGGGAAAAAAATCAAGGAATTCTCAATAGGTTCCCATTGTACGCTGTGAGCGAGGTGTATAGAGGCTTTATCTGTTTTTGGGGGTGATAACA